CTCCTTGATTCGCTCGTAGCCACCGAAAGGGTTGTCCTTGCTATGGAAGTAGTGGACGCTGGCATTGCGCTTTTTACTCCGTTGGACATAGGGTACAAGCTCGCCGTTGAGCAGCTCAGCCTCGACGCTCTGGACGCTTGTAGCACCATCTAAGTATTCCTTAATAACTTCCGTCCACCCATCAATCGGGGTGAATGTTACCAGCATCTTGGAGTTGCGGGTAGCAAGACGGAAACGCAGGGTGTCAATAAGCTCGTTACCAAGTAAGTACTCGTCGAGCCATACTCCGATGTTGTGCCACTGGGGGTCACGGCTACCAAGCTCCGCACCTTCTAGGATAGTTGGGTTATTCTGATACTGAGAGTAGGTCTTAAAGATGATCTGCGAAGCATTAGGCAAGATTAACGAGTTATCCGTGAACCCGTTCTTCTTCGTGTACGAGATGTAAGCGTTAGCCGAGGTTTGCTTTGTCCTCATCTCATGCGGCAACCAGTTCCACACCGCGCTTTGTTGCTGGCGAATGCTGACCTCCGAGGTCTGAGCGAAACAGAAGATCTCCGATTTTGGGTTTTCGATGGCAGCCTTGACTACGCAGTAAGAACCCCACGCAGTTTTTCCCGAGTTGTGATGGGGGACTCCAGCTACAATGTAGTTGTTGTAGATTGGAACATGGAAATCCCAGACATAATCCTCTCGGAGGTAATTGATCTTGACAACTCGGCGGGAATAGATAGGGTGTCGGTATGCCGAAGCACAACTCAATAACTTACCCAATAGATCAAATACGCTTTTGGATTGCTGAAGGATGGACTCAAGCGAATATCTCGGAAAAGCTGGCAAAGGAGCTAGATCCACGTGTGACCCCGAAGCTGATTTACAAGGTTTGCAAAAAGCACGGTATACAATGCCAGCGGACAGGTCCACGAAGCGGCGAAGGACATCCCGAATGGAAAGGTGGCAGGATCGTGAACAAGGACGGGTACATTGAGCTTTATTGCCCGAACCACCCAAACGCTCGCAAGCACACGCGCTATATCCTTGAGCATCGTCTAGTGATGGAGAAGCATCTTGGTCGGCATTTAACCCGCTCGGAAGTTGTTCACCACAAGAACGGAGTGAAAGACGATAATCGCATTGAGAATCTTGAACTGTTTGAAAGCAATGCTCGCCATCTTGAGGTGACTCTAAAGGGTTGCGTTCCGAACTGGACTGAGGATGGCAAGCGCAGAATGGGCTTGAAAGCTCGTCGTTCAGCTTGATGTCTCCGACTGGCATCCACCCCAACTTGTGAAGGACAAGGTGAGACTTCGAACAACGAAATGATTCGCCATTATCTAAAATAACTTCGTAAATTCCCTGCTTGTCTTTTCTAAAGGATGGCTGTGCTTTGGCTATAACTACCTTCTCACCATCCCAGGCGTGTACATGGAAGTCGCTATTTAGGCTCATCACGCACTTGCTGCGCTTTAGGACTGGGTCATAAATCTCTTGCTCTGGGGCAAGACACCTGTTTCCCCCAAGTGCTAGAACCTCAGAGACTTGCGATAATTGCTCTTCAGCCTTCTCCCAATGCGGAAGCCTAAATCCATAGCGAAATGGGTCTTTCTCAGCATTCTCGATGGCCTCATGGTACACCCGATGAAGCTCAATGAGATCATCTGGCTCCATCAAGGCTACCTCGTCATCGCTAGGAGGCTGGAGAATTGGATGTTTGCGCCACTGCATTAGTTCGTTTTATACGCACCAGTCTCCATTAGGATGTCTTTGATGTGATACACGCTATCACACTCCTCGCAACAAAACGCATCCTCTTCGGCTGGGAACGACCCTCTATTCCCGTCAACAAAGTGAAGCTCTCGACGCTTCTTGCAATGTTTGCACACGCCAATGAATGGCTTAACGAACTTCTCCAGCACCACATTCCAAATCTTAGCGTTGAACTTCTCCGCCAGATATGAGGCGTAGCAAAGCGTATGGCACTTATACTTAATGCCGTCATGCTCAACCATGTAGTGGCGAACTAGATCCCCACCATCTTTGAGGTGGTCAGCGTATCTTGATTCTGGTTCTGGTATCATTCTACGATTTCGGCTTCAACTGCTTGCGTTTTGACTTTATTGGCAATCCTGGACTTGGCTTCTGCGATCATCTTGGCAGCATCGTCAATAGACGGCCCCTTGCGATGCTCGACAATGGTACTCGCCATACCCGAGAGCTGTCCAGCTTTATCGGTCATAATGCCAATAGTCAACGCCAATCGGTCTGGGGAGATTGCCTTGAGCTGGTCTGGGTCACGGCTCAGTTGTTCGGCTTTCTCGAACAACAGGTCTGTGTACTCAGCCGCAGCAATGGCGTAGCGTTTGGAGAACTCTTTACGCTTTGACTCCAGCGTATCGTTATGCCTCCACTCCAGCGCACGAACAGTCTCATGCGTCACCCTGCATTTCTTAGCAATAGCATTGATACGCCCACCCTGTGCCAGCATCCAGAGAATCTGTGCCGCCACATTCGGGTTGTAGTTCTCGATAGTGTTCCGAGGGAATTGCTTAGCCCTTTCCTTGACTTCAAGGAAAAACTCTTTCATTGCCTCTTTACTATCAATTGCTGATAGGTCTTCGTCGCTCATTTGGTCTTCTTGCCGTTTTTAACCTTAACGGCCCCAGAGTGCAACTCTTTTTTGAGCTTATTCTGTTGCGTCGAGGAAAGCGGAGAGTTCTTACTAAGCAGGTAGCCTGCTTGCTTTTTACTTTTTGATTTCATTTGCTTCAGTTATTTTTATTTTCTTGGGGTCTTTGACGAGATAGGTTGGGCTTCCCATTTCCATTTGAGAAAGCGTATCATATCCAAGATTAAATAACTCTTGGACTAAATCATTTCTGCTTGTGAAATTAGCTGTATTCAGATCGTATTTTTCAGAAAAAGATGAGGATATCGCTTCTCCATCTTTGCCCCATCCATCGTACAACCCACTAAGACGCTTTCTTTCCTCTAGTGTTGTTTTTTTAAAATTACTCCAATTTCTATTTTCTTTTCTCCACTTATTCCTTAAGATTTCCTTTTCTTTGCTCACCTTCGGGAAAAGTGTTCCCTTTTCCCAAACTGATGGAGGTTCTCCAAACATTTCGTCAGGGATTGTTTCAATAATTAAATTCTTCAACTTGTTGTTATTAGGTGCTCTTTTATCAACAAGATCAACCCAGTCCTTGAACTGCCATAATTTAAGCACCTTTCCTTGAGCTGCGCTAACTGAATAAACCCTCCCTTTGTGTCCACTTTTATAGTCTCCTGCAATAGCGTAATCTTCAGCGAGTTTTTTTGATTTAGCTATCCATGTAGGTTTATCAAATTTTGTTATATTTTTCTCCTGAGACCCGTGAAAACCTTCAAGTTTGTATTGTGGGACAAGCTCTCCATTACGATTAAACCTTGGCGACTGGGGCATCAAATTGTCACGAAGGCTGTAGTAGGATGTAGGGCCAAATGGGATAACAACATCGCCTGAAGTCTTGATTGCGCTTTGAAGTCGGTCAAATGCAAATGTGCGGTAAATTCCAGTCACAAGGTCTGGTGAAACCTTTTGCATCATTGGGTTAATACCAAGCTGGCGAGTTGTTTGTTGACCTTGAACGGAGTTAATAAAGTTCTTCCGTCTCTGCCAGTTTTTAGGGTCTACGCTTTGATAGTAAGCATCAGTCGATTGGCCTCTGTTTTGAATCTCAACGGACTTCTCAATATCCTCATAGATTTTTTTACGAGTAAGGTTTAGTTCCTTAGCGATCTTGTTTTTAACTGCTCGGTCAACATTTTTCTCAAGTTGGCGCAAGTCCATTGCTTCAAGATACAAGCGACCTTTTTTCAACACCCATTTCGTAGGAACCACATAGTTCTCCGTAAGACCGCCAAATTGTTCTGAACGCCCTTGTTCAATTGGTTTGTTAACAAGAAGAGTGCCATGCTTTGTCGGGACTTCAATTTCAGATTGAAGGAGCAAAGCCTTACCAAACTCGCCATCATCAATAACACCAGCTTCCTCTAGTGCCTTCAAGTGATCATCAGTAAGGGTTCCTTCTCCGTTGCCGTTTTTGTCGGGGATAAGAACACCGTTTGGCAGCTTCTCGCCACGCTCTACGATTTGCTTATTAACTTGATCTAAAACGCTTGTTGCTTGATAGTGCTTAGGGTTATCGGATTTAACATCGACAACCTTCTGGACTCTCGCTGCTTTTGGCTTGCCAGCGGTTTCTCGGTACATTTGGCGCACCATCGCCTTTACTTCTGGCAGCTCCCTAAACCCGTCAGCAAGCAATCCTGTACCCATCACCATGCGTCCACCAGCATCAGTCGCTCCACCCATCTTAAAATGCAGGTTTTTAACAATAGGCGTAGCATTAAACAATGTTCTGAAACTACCCTCAACGGCACGACGAAGTGGAGTTTTACGGGATTCTTTGTAAAGGTTGCCTTTAAGAGTATCCTCCAGTAGCGTCCGTACACCTTGATCGGTATAATACTCAACAGCAAGCTCATCTAAAGCCGCTGGAGTCATATCATTCTGCTCACGAAGGTTATTGTATTCGTTCGCCCACGCCTTGAACTCTGGATCTAACGTTCCGTCTGGATTGCGGACAAGCCCTGGCTGTGTGTCATCTCCCAACATCCGAGCTACGATTGCGCTATCCTTTTGCCACACATGCTGAATCATATGTCCAGCTTCGTGCATGGCTACTTCCTTTAAGAAGCCAACCTTGTCGTTAATGTTTACAACGGCTTTGTTGCTAACTGGGTCAAACTTATTATTGCCAGTGGTGTTGATTTCCCACTTGAACGACCCAGGGTATGCCGCATCAATGTTGGAAAGCGCATACCTAAAATCACGATCCTTTAGCCCATCAAACATGGCTATTTGGTCAGCATCTAGCTTGTTCCGATAGTTGGTCATCTGGTCAATGTTGACCTGCTCCATATCCTTCTTGCCACCAATAACTCGGCCCAGAGAACCAAATACCAGAGCATCACGGGCGGCATATTTAAGCGTGTTTTCATCAACGCCTTGGGAGTTGATTGCGTTGTATGCAAATGTTGCTGGAGCGGCTTGAGCAGTACCCTTGGCCATGCTCGCGAAACCTCGCACAAGTGGTGTGGAGTAGTCACCAAGTGTGGCCACAGCGCGACCAATACCGCCAACACTTTCGTTTGCGGCTAAACGGCGAAAGAACGGTGTTGAACTACTTCTTTCAAGCAGTTCTTCGCTAACCGCATTGCCGAATTTGGACATTCTGCGTAGTGTTGGTACTGCCGCTATAAGCCCAACTCTAGCCCCCATATATACACCAATAGCTTGATGGAATGGAATGGCGAGTCCAGTAGCGATTAGGGACGGTATCCTGTACCTAAGAACGCTTCTTTCAACTTTCTTTAGAAACCCATTAACAGCAGCAACCCCATTCCCAAGTTTTTCAGCACCATTTGACAAACCTTTGGTTGCACCAGATGCTACGGCTCGAACAGCGTCTCCAGCCGTCTTGGCTGTATCCAAACCAATCTCAAGATGATTCGCAGTCTTACTTACATTCTGGATGCCGTCATCAATAATACCAAGGCGTGTTTGTACGGCTTGCGATTGAGCCGTTAAATCATCCAGCCGCCTAGTGAGTTCCGTTGCCTTTTCTGTAGCCCCAATGCGAAGAGCATCATCAAGCTGACCAGATACAGCCGCAGTCTCATCGGATAGTCTGGCGGCGTTGGCTAAAACGCTAGTCCTAGCGGTATTGAGTTCACGACCGTAATTGACAATCTCAATTCCCCTTTTTGCTTGGTTTGCTTTACGGACGGTTCTGATGATATTAACACCAGCTCCAAGTCCAGCCGTGGCTAAACCAACAGCAAGGCCTGGAACATCTGCGGGAATGCTCGCGGCAGCGCGGACATTGTTAATGTCTTCCTCGTATTTTTTAAGACCTTGCTCTTCTCCAAATTCAGCTACATATTGAGATTTTGCTGATTCCTGAGCCTGAAGCACCTGCTCTCCAGCACCAATTATACTTGCGGTTTCAACCGCATCCATATCTTTTTGTGATCTTTCAATGAGGGCAAGTTTGTAGTCCCTTTTCTTATTCAACTCGTCAGCTTGTTCTTGCGGGACATTTCCCATAGACACAGCCGCATCGAGTCTTTGCTTGTCAATAAATCTAGTTAATTTTGCACCGCTGGTTACTGCGGTTTCTAATATAGAATCAACTATCTCCGCGCTTTTAGCAGTCTGTTTGTCGTATGCCTCCCTAAGCGTTGCTGATTCTGAAATCTCCCCAATTGGATTAGCAATATCCCCAACACCTTTAGCTATAGACGCAACACCAGCACCAAATTCCTCGAACGCTTCTGTCCATGTTCGTGTCGGTTCTGCGTCAATTCCGCTTTTTTTGCGTATTGCGTACAACTCAGCTTTTTTAGGATCAATGGCATCATCGCTCATTCCACCATCCAGATAAGCGGTAGGATCGGTAAGCTCGTCTAGACTTGTGGTAAAAGCCTCGCCTTTGGTGGTTAATACACCATTCTCCACAAGTCCACGATCTTCCAGAAGAAGGTAATCCTCACCAAGCTGTGTGGCGTTTCCTTCTTGATCCAAGATTCCACGGGCTTTCATGCCCTCTTCGGTCGTAAACTCTGGAATCTGGTACTCTTGTGGAGCGTGCAACTCTGTAAAAGCAGGACTAGTAAAACGAATGTCGTTAGGGTCTGGCTGAGTTACAACCTCACCAATTGACTCGTAAGACTGCCTCTGAGCCTCTAGGTTAGCCTTCTCTTGGTCAAGGTACTCAAAAATAGCGTCCCTTTCGAGCTTGCTGATTTCTGGATCTGCCTTCTCTTCTTCTGGAGTTGCCATTTAATTATTTATTGAAGTCGTCCTCTAAGTTTTTGAGTGGCCGTCTGCGGTTTATTTGGCTTAATATTCGGTTCGCCAGTCGCAGGAATCCCCGATATGTTGTATTTCTTATCTAGGTTTCGTTCTGCTCGGGAGAGTACTTCATCTTTTTCGGTAAGGTAATCCTTCCAAATTTTAGCGTTATCAGTTTCAACTGGAACGGTCATTTTGGATATGAATTTTCTGTCTTGTTCAGTTACTGGGGCAAGAGCGCGAACGCTTTTTAGAACATCGCTAGTGGTGACCATAAGGGCATCTTTAATTAACGATTGGTTTTCTTGCGCCCACTCAGCACCAAATTCTGATGCTACGGCTCGACCAAATCTAGCAATAGGTTCAGTTGGGCCTACAACATCACTCAAATCGGAAGCTAATAACTTTTTGATTTTTTCTCTTTCTGACTGAATGGAGTAGTAAGTATTCTCAGCTTCCGCGTTTTTCAGCACTTTTTCTTCCTCTTTTGCTGCGAGTTCCATTCTATCAACCTGCTCGGAAGTTGAAATAGGTTGTTCAAATAAAGCCGATGAAATCTTATCCGCTTGCTCAATTTGCCCAGCTCCAATAAGTTTGAATGCGGATTCAACCAATCTTGGGTTTAGTGTTCTGCCTTGTTGCTGAGCTTCTTCAACCTTTGCCCCAAACAATGCTGACGCACCTTCAATACGAGCGGCATTTGCTTGCTCTTGTTGTTGCCTTTCCGCGGCCTTTTGAGCCTCCTCTTGTTGAGACTTTAAGTACCTGTTATATTTTTCCTTAAACCCCGCAACCTTGTTTGGGGGTATCACTTGTCCAGGTTGAAATCCAAGCTCTTGTTTTAAGTATGTGTTAAAGTCCATTGTGAATTTATTTAGGCTTAATGATTACTGAACGACGAATCCACCTTGGGCTGGCGCACCACCTCCAGAAGAACTGCCTCCGCCAGATCCACCACCTTGGGATGCAGCGAACTTCTGTTGGCGAAGGTTCATCATTTGC